TTTTAAAATTGAATCTAAGTTTGTACCTGTCGGCTGTAAAATATACGGTTTTAGTCCTGCATCTGTTTCGTTTGGTATTGTTATTATACTGCCTGCACCTGCTGTTGCTTCTACTTCAGGTGTCTTTACAAGTGTTGGGTGGTTAGTTAATCTTATTAATTGTTCTACTTCTGATAGTTCTGAGTATATCGCCATTTGTTGATCAGCAACGTCTCCTATGTCGCTAACACCTATGCCTTTAATTGGAGACCTTGAAGCATAACACCAAATAGCTGGTACCTGTCCAATTGGGTTTACTGTTGTTTCAATTACTTCTGTTGTTTTTGATTTCTTTGGATCATAAGTTTCTAAAGTTATCTGTTCTTTTGTCCAAGTTCTCAAATAATATTGTGTTGCACCTGCGTATGTTCTATCTTCTTTTTCTAACAACTGCAAATAATTTAATTCATAATGTCCGTTTGGAAGTCTTTCCCAATTCCAATTTATAACATTTTCCGGTGTGTATATTGTAGCATATGGTCTAATGCCTTGTTGCAGTTCCTCAGCACGAGTGCCTACTACTGTCTCTGGCCTGTCCACTAACACAACACAATGCCCATAAACTGTGCTCATTAAATTTACATCTCTCATAAATGACTGCCAACTTCTGCCTTCCATATCGCAGTCCTTTAAGAAATTGTCCATTTCTGCCGCACCATCTAAACTGCCAAAGTCTCTCTTTGGTTCATTTCTATAAATGAAACTGTTGTAGATATGTGTTATCGATTTTACGTGGTTGTCTAAAGGTGTCTGTGCAAGTCTGCCAATGTATTCTGGTTGTGATTCATAAACGTACTTTGTAAGGTAATTTCCCATCTTGTAGTGTGCACCACCCAAGTATGAATTAATTAAAAATTTCCATCTGTTTATGTAATTGATGTATTCGCTGTGTGCTGGTAAACCTGCTAAAAAATCACTGCCGTCTGTTGCACTTTGGTCTATGTTTGTAAAACTATAATCTGCCATATTGTCCCTCTAATTGTACGTTGAATCGTTTTTGTGTTTGTTCTTGTCCCGCTTCTCTTTTGATCGGATACAAATAACTTACCAAGTATCCCAAAGCATCTCCTAAATGGTCTAACCCTTGTGTCTTGTTTGGCACCGATGTCCCCTCTTTGAATGTTTGTTTTACAAGTGTATTTACAATATTCTTGCACCTTGGAGATATAAACAGTGTTCTCACATTGTTGGCATTACACAACTTGCTGTTCACACTGTTGATCCTGTCTCTTACCAACATATGTCTTTTTAAAACTTTACAGACAAATCCATTATTTTGTAAAATACTAAGGTCTGTTTTTCCTCCCGCACTGGTACGCCTTTGCACACAACTTGGATCAGGAAATGCAATTATTTTTTTGTTTGGATATCTATGCAATATCTCATCACAAAGTTCTTGCGTGTTGCTTCCAAATATTCTTATTTCGTCAACAACATCTATGACATTGTTTCTAATTACACTTACTATTGCAGAAATTGGCGACACGTTAAAGTCAATGCCAATGTAAATTATTTTGTCATCTTCTACAATGCTGTTGTGTCTTGTGTTTTTCTCAATGTCAAAATTGCTGTAAATTAAACCGGTGTAAGTTTCCCAAGTTGCTTCGTACTCCTGTCTATACACACTTGCACTCAAATCATTTTTTGCCTGTTCTATTTCTTCAGCATCTACCCAACCACCTTCTTTTGTGGTAAACAAATGACTGCTCCATTCGTTCTCTTGCGGGTCTTTGCCTTTTTGATACAAGTCATAAAACCAATTGTGCCCTTTGGGTGTGCCTGTGAACAAAGCCTTACCTTTTGTATCTGACAGTGTGGGCCTTAAAACTTCTGTCCAGGATTGCTCACTTACATCCGCACTCTCATCTATAACCAAAAAGTCAATACCCACACCACGGAGTGAGTCGGGGTTGTCAGCACCTCGCAGTGCAATGACGCTGTTGTTTTTTAGATGACAAGTTAAGTCAGCTTCATTAAATTTTTTTGCCCAACGTAATTCTGATAATTTCTTTTTTAATTTTAACCAAGCAATTTGACGTGCTTGTCTATAACTGGGTGCAACATACCAACAAAGTTTATTTGGTTCTCTTGCGTGGTAGCATAGTTCTCGAATCGCTAATGTGGTCTTGCCAAATCTCCGTCCGCTGGTAAGGACTCTAAATCTTGCTCTGTCTTGTGCGACAATGCTTTGTGGATTGGATAATTTCATTCCTTATTCCTGCCAAGGTAAAGGTGTGTTGCTCTCTGTATCTATGGCGTTGTCTTTTTGGCCTAACAACTGTTTTCCAAGCCAGATTAACATACGTACATCCTTTTTTTCTACAGCGGCTTCAAATTGGGCACGTCTTAAACTTTTCTTGCCCTCTGCTCTACCCTTGTCAATTATTTTACTAAATCTTTTTTCCAACGTTGGTACACTTGTGCCAACTACGTCAGCTATTTCTTGATAGGTGCAATGAATACTTGCTAATTTAAAAACTATATCGTGATCTATTTTATATTTTTTCTCTGTCATTATAGATGTTTAGATCCCACTATGATTCTAAATCTCCTGCTGTCTGTGTCGCCGTTAGTTGTCGTTATTTGTACGTCTATGTTGTACTCGTTGCCACTTGTGCCATTTCTTAATCTCACATTCACAAGTTTTCCTGCTACAACTACATCTGTTGATGCGTCTGTTGGTAATGCCAATGGCGATGCATCGCCTGTAATTGTTTCAATGCTTACTGTTGCTCCACTTATTGCGTCTCCGCTGTTAAGGTAGTCTGTAAAGTCTACACCATATTTGATGTTTGCATTTGGGTGTTTTTCTATGAACGCTCCCTTGTTGTCTCTTTTGAATCCTGTTAAGTTTGCCATTAAGCCTCCTGCCTTACTTTTGGAATGCTACTTCTGTTTGTAAATGTTGGTTTAAATATTTTAAATTTACGTGTCTCTTCCGGCACTTGTAGTTTCCTTGTTTCGGTTGTAGTTGTATTTACACGTGTCTCGGTCAAAACTTTTGTTTGTCTTGTTTCAATTGGTACAATAAATGTTCTTGTTTCTACAGGAACAGTTAAAATGTTCCAAGGATCAGCAATAGTAATTAACCTACCAAACGATAATACCGTATTAAATGCGTTTATTGTAAGGTTTGTTTCAGCATAAGCAACGTTTCCGTTTGCCTGCAACGTTGCAGTCGGTGCCAATAATTTTATTATATCATAAGCAACATTGGCGTTGACGCTTGGTGCAAATGCACCTGTAATTGTTTTGATTGTTCTGTATGTTGCATTTCCATTTACACTTGTTGAAACACTGCTACTAAAACTACCGCTACCTAAATGTAAAATACTACCTACAAAAACTCCACCAAATGCTGAAGTTAGTGTTTTTGTTATACCCCTAAATCTTATGTAATCACTTGCAATACTAAATTGTGCCAACAAGTCTTTTGGTTGTGAAAAGCCTGTTGTTTTGTTTGCATTGGAGCTGGTTGTGATCCTTGCCGTGTATGCTCCAGTACCACTTGTTATCAATCCACCATTAACACTTACACTAAAGCCTTTGCTGAACACAATCATACCTGGATGCCATTGTCCACCAAACCATTCGTTCCAAGTTCTATCTATTGTGCTGTCTTCACTGAAGTCGTCCCAAGTGTAATCGTCCTGCCTACCTTCTTGGAATGCGTTGAATGTTATTCCACCAACACTTATGGTTGAAACAACTGCCGATGGTGTAGCACCTGCAGAAGTGTATGACACGTTTGCGTTTCCGCTCAACGTTGCAGTGGCTGTGATTGTTTTTGTTGTTCGATGTGTTTGGTTTGCGTTGGTGCTGGTAGTACTTGTTAATGAACTACTTGCTGTTGGCTGTTGTAATCTACCACCATTACAACTTAAACTTGATGTGGCAGTTAAACTTGCTGACGCAAAGTCAAACTTATCACCGTCTACACTTACAGCAAACGAACTTGTCATAACGCATCTTACGTTGATGACCGTTGCGTCGCAACTTAAAGTGAATGCTGATGCTGGTAAGTTTAAAGGAGACTGGACGTAATCGCTGGCTACAAAATCCGCAACTACATAATCACCTACGCTTGGTGTAGGTGTTGTGTATGATTCCGGATCATAGTAAGTGTTGACGACATATAAGTCGTTGTTTACGCCTATTCCTTTTAGGGCCATTTAGCACCTCCAATTAATTGGATTATGCCAAACTAATTGTCAAATTTCCTGAGGTGATTTGGAACGTGTCCCCGGAAAGTACCTCTTTTGAATTATCGAGTTGACCGTAAAATAATACATTGCCTGCGTGTGCTGTTGAACCATCTGGTGTAAATGCAGTGTCCATTACTGCAATACAGGTGATAGTTGAACCTGACGTAGCCGCGTTGTTGTAGTTTGCGTCTGCTGTATCAA